CTTCTTTCCTGCATCTTTCCACTCCTGAATTTGAGATTTACTCATTTTCGATACTCTAACTTTAACTACTTTTTTATCTGTAGTTTTTTCTTTCACTTCTTTTTTTGCGTCGCTCATTGCAATAAAGTATTTGAGATTAATAATTATCTTTTGTTCCAGGTAATGTGACTACAGATCATTTCAAACTTCTTAGTCGATTTACCTTCATTTTGTTTCCAATCCCGACCATTATTCTTGAATTTACAATTGTGAATAATGTCATTTCTAATAGCCCCATTCAAATCATAGATTGACGGAAAATCAAAGGCTGCGATATCTTGTAATCGTTGTCCAGGTTGTAAGCTATTTTCTAAAGCCATTACCTCTTCCACATAAAGTACTAGAGAAACAGTAGCTGTATAATTCTTTTCCTCATATCCTACGGGCATATTACCAGCACCGTGTGCATATTCCATATCCACATTATCATCGTAACTAACTTCTACGACTCCGTACAATAATTTCCCAAGTGGAGCGAATTTCATGTCGTTCCAACCGGTTAGCTTTCCAAATTTGTTAATAATTACTGGCTCAGTCATGACTTTTTATGTGTTGTTTAAACAGTGTTTAAATAGTTCTTAAATAATGATTACAATGAGCTCACTAATGTGATTTCACTGTCAATTGATTTTGCATGACCAACAGGCTGAATTCTTAGCTTAGTGGTCACTTTCTCGTTTGGTAAGAAAACTTTATTGATGATTTTAAAGTCAGGCTCGTTGCTAATCTCACCATCCTTATACATTTGGTTCACTCTCTCAAAACCTCTAGCTTCCCAGATAGCAACGGTGCTAGGAGCAACAAAGCCATTCACAGCCAATCCAACCACCGATCTAATCTTAGTTACCAGGGCACGATTCAAAATGCGCTTTGCTTTATTCCAAACCCTATTCCTTGAGATAGAATTGTAATCTGAAGCAATCGATACACACGTATGATCACCTGAGAAAAACACTCCTCCAATTGGAGAATTGATATTCGGATCTACAGGAAATCTACCTGCGTAGATGTATCCTTTATCATCCAATGCCTTTTGATCGGCAACCGACAATGCAGATACTTTTGTACCTGAACTCAAAGCTGCGCTCAACCATCTACCGGTAGCAGGATCAGTCAAAGGATAAGCCTCACGACCAGTTTTAGCAGCCACCGGCTTTAATAATTCTAAGGATCCTAAATTTTCATGAACGCCTCGCATACACAAACTTCCAAGAGCAGTTCCAACAGCTGCATAAGGCTCAAAGGCTGCATTAGCAGTACTTACCCTTGGATCAGCAGCAATTACTACCGACACATTAGGTGCTGCCAACTCTCTCAAATCTTGAGCAGCGGCAATTGTACCGTTAAACTCTCTACCTTCAAGCAAAATAGCATCAAGGTCTAAACCTTCAATCCGCATGGCATCTACCAAGGCTTGAGCTTTAGGAATAGCAGCTATTACTTGAGAATCTAAGCCGTCTTCAAGAACAGAAGTATACTCTTCAGCAGGATTCAAAACCACCGCCAAAGCTTTGATTTCTCTTTTTGTGGATTCGTCTAACAACAATGCCGGAGCATTGGTAGCAGTTTCCAACATCGCACTCATGGTGGTACCTTGAGATACTAACATCACGTAAAGTGTGCCTTCAGGATTATCTACAAAAAACTCGTTGATGTGCTCAAAAACGAGTAAATCGTTATTGGCATCATAAGCCGCATTGATCCCTACAGCTTCAGCATCGCTAACCTGTATACATTTCAATATGGTGTTCAATGCAATTTTATCAACAACAGCAATACCACCCATTACGATGGCCATTACTTTATCTGTAGATTTCTCAACGCCGCCTGTGCCGCCTTGACCTTGTGTACTGTTTGGTCCTGTGAATCCCATTGTTCAATTTTTGTATTTAGATGATTAGCCAAGCCTTCACTTGGCTAATCACATTGTTTCACTTTATTTTTTATCTGTATTCGAGTAGATTACTCAGCAGGAGTTTCTTCCTTTGGTGCTTTAGAATCTTCTTTGTCAGATTCCTCAGAACCTTCAGTACCTTCTATTTTATCAGAATTTACTTTTTCAGATTCAGCTTTCAAGGCTTCAATTCTATCATCGATAGCAGCTTTTCCACCCTTAGTATCTACCCATCCTTTGATCTTAATCAGGTCATCCTGATCATTTATGATCTCAATCAATTCTTTCACTTCAGCAACTGTTTTCTCAGCCCATTGCTCTTGAATTGTTTTCTCAACTACCTTTTCAGGTGCAGCACCTACATTTTCTTTCTCAATAATGAATGAATGCTTTTTCAATTCAGCATCACCTCCGTGCACACTCCTAACATGGTTCTGTGCAGCATTCTCTTTTCCTTCTAGGAAAATATTACCATCAGTAATTGCAATTACACTTTTCACATCAGGATACTGTTCAAATACTTCAGCTGCCTGTTTGGTCATTTCTTCTTTGGAAAATGTTTTCATTTTATAAATTTTATGATCGTGATTATTACTATCAAGGCTAATGCAAAACCGCCAATCCAAGCCAATGCTTGTTTCCACGGTGGAGTATATTCTTGTAGCTTTATTTGGGTCTTCTCAAGAGTTTCTATTCTTGATTTAAGTTTCGATATTAGAGTAACAGATAGTTGTAAATCTTTACTAATGGAGTCGCATTCCGCTATTCCTTTTAGATAGCCATTGGCTAGATCTATACTGATAGATGCATTCCGTTTGCCGGTGCTATTTACAGATGTAACCCGTTTTCCGTTTTGTTCCAGGTAGGGCACTAAATTGCTATCACAAATAACCTTTACCACAGTAATGGCAGTATCAGCAGCAATGTAAATGGTCGTATCCTTCCATTTAGTTTCAATAGTTACCTCAGTGCTATCTTGGATAGTTCGAGTATTCGTTTCCGTAATCACTCGATTACAAGAAGTCAAAGCAGCGATCACCAAAACGGCTAAAACAACGGCTATATATTTTGTAGTTAGTTCCATCTGCTTGTTTGATAAATCTGCTTTGATAACCTTCTTTTTCTATAAACACCATCACCTTCACGGCTTCCGGCTTCGTTTGTATTTCCTTCTATGGTAATTGTAGTTGCACCTGGCACTTCAATTATTCCTACGTGAGCAATGCGGTTTTTACTTCTAAAGTAAATCCCAAATACATCACCTGGCTTTGCATTCTTGACCAACCGATCTCTGGGCAACCAACTAGGACTCCATGCCGATTTAGCACCGGTAACTCCAGCCTGATCATGCACCCATGATACAAATGCAGCACACCATGCATATCCTTTGTCTAGTCCTACAGAATTGAGGTATTTCGTTACTTCAACACCGTCATTCTTTCCAGTCAATTCTCTAACTCCGATCTGCGAAGCTGCAATAGTGATTATTGCATCAGCATGCTCTAAGTTTGAATGACTATCAGTAGTCTCAATTACATTACAACCGCTATCTATATCGATAGTAAAGCCACTAGATACGCTGCTACAAAAAAGCAGTATAAGCATAGCGACAATCGTATTTTTTGCCATTCGTCCAAAGCTTTGTAGTCGAGATTAAATCCCAACGGGTTATTAAAATAGTTGAATACAAAAGGGAATACTACTCGAACTCCCAACCATGCAGCCGTATTGATGCACAATACATAAATAGCAGCCACACTCAACGATTGAAGTACACCGGCATCATAAATACCGGCTGTTGGATCCAACCATCTTAATGCAACCGGTGAGAACCAGAAGATCAAGATTGCCAAAGGAATTCCAATTATTTCGTTGATGTACTTTTTCATTTCTCTTTTAGTTTTGAAGCGTTTTCCTTCCAGAAATCACCAATCTTTTTTTCACGGTCTAACTGACCATCCTGAAGAACTTTAATAGCCTTGGTATTGCTATCCACATCTCCTCTTAAGTTTTCAAACTCAGTACGAGTTCGAACATCCATCACCTTTACATCCGTTCTAATGTCTTGAATCACATCAAGAGCCTCGTTAAACTTGGTATTGATCTGAATCAAAAAGAAGCTTACTATGGTTAGTAGAATGGTTATAAACGAACCAATCACACCTCTAATCGTATCATTCATTTGAAAACTCATTGTTATATTAATTTTCTCGTTTGTCACATTGAGCGACAGCCGAAATGTAGTAGCGAGAGGGGGACTCGAACCCCCGACCTCTAGGGTATGAACCTAGCGAGCTACCAACTGCTCTACCTCGCAAGACCTTTATTAAGAGTTTAGCTTATTTAAGATTGCACCAATTCCTGCTTGCTTCACAGGAAGAACTACATTCCATAATCTAGCGCCAAACAATGATTGTCTGTTTTGTGGATCCGCTTTCGCTTCCGCTAAGAAAGCTTCGATATCTCCATTGGCTCTAACCGTTCTTGGAGCGTAGTAAAATACCGATGCATTAACATCTGTAGTTAAAGCTGTAGCTCCAAAAGCTTTCTTGGTTTTTGCAACTGCATAAGTTACATTATAGACATCTTCGTAAATCTTGAAACCTGCATATTTCTCTACAATAGCACCTTCTTTGTGATTATTGTAACGATCCATCAACGAACCATCATTGATCAACAAGTCTCCGATGTGATCTCCACATAACACAAGAACTCTACCTTCCAAAGGATAACCTGCATTGGTTAATCGAGTCTTAGCCTTAACCAAGTCATCATAACACAATGTAAATCTTCCATCTCTAGCAGTTCCTGAACATTCAATTACTGGAGTAGCTGATGTATCAGATGCTGGTGCCAAAGAGTGAAGTCCTAAGATTGCAGCCTTTTCTTCAAGCGCCATTCTGTGCTTATCTCTATAGATAGATACTTTATCGTAAGACAATGCATACAACTCATCACGAGTAACCTTGGTATTGACTGTATCGAATTTCTTTAAACTGATCGGTAAATTATCATCCGATCCGGCAACTACACTAATCGGATAAGAAGTGTTATTTACCAACACATCAGGATCAACACCTATTTCTGTCAGGTTGATAATATTGTTATTCACATAGTCATTCTTGCTAGGTATAGTTTCCAAGAACTTATGCTCAAACCTGAGTTCTCGAACTAACTCCGTTTCAATCATAGACTGAAGAACTACTGCTGAAGCCACTGATACTTGAGGCACAAAACTCAAAGCGTACGATACGCCAATACATGCTCCTACGGTTGCTACAGGATCAGTTCCCATACCTTGAGCTACTGCCGTTCCGAATATTACGCTTAACAATAAGCTAAAAATGATTTTGATTGCTATTTTCACGATTTCTGTTTTTAAGTTTTTTTACTAATTATAAATTGGTCGTTGCTCCGATTTGTAATGAGTTATAATTGGGCTTGCCGAAACAAGCCCAATCAATTATTTTATTGACTTCTTGTAAGCCGCATGCAGTTTCAGAAACTTTGCTTCATCCGACTTTGCCATTGCCTTCAAACCTTCAGGATCTTTATCCCTGTAGTCATCATAAGTCCAGTTAGCACGATCAGGATCTTCATCCGAATGATTCTCCTGACTTCCGGCAGGAATACTAGCCGTTGGCTTTTTTGGAGCTGGCATACCGGCAAAGATGTTTTCCAATGCCTCAGCACCAGAAGTCTCACCTACAGATGCGTAAAGCTTTCTGTTATCAGGCGTATCCTTCAACTTTTTAGCAGTTACAGCAGCATCAATTGCAGCATTAGTTCTAGTCGTATTCGACACTTTCTTTTCTTCAGCTTGAGATTTCGTCAGCTGCTCGTATAAAGCCGCATTCGTTTTCAACTGGTTAATTTTGGCGTTCACCTCAGATTCAGTGGCCGTGTTTGGATCAAGGCCAACTGTAGCGGCCAAAATTTTTAATTCCATGTCTGTATTATTATTCGGGTTAAAATTTTTCGGGTTGGGGTTTTCAAATGCGGCAGCTATACTTGGAGGAATATCCTTGTAGCATGCTTTAATGTTCATTATATCGCTCGCATCGATAATAACTGCCTCACCAATCTCATCTACAAAACCGTGAGATTTGGCAACTTCAGGAGTCATCCAATTATCATTCTTGATAACATCTTTGATATATTGCTCAGATTTGCCAGTCTTTTTTACATAAAGAGCAATCATGGCATTTTGCACATTTCTCAATAATGCAAGTCCACTTTCCACTTCATCCTCATTACCATCTATTGAAAGCAATGGTCTGTGAAACATCCATTGCGTATTCGATGCTGAGATAACTTTGTTAAATCTTGAAGTAAGAATTGTTCCTGCGCTTGCGCAAACAGCTCCAGTTCTGCATACTTCTGAAGTACCTGGAAAGCGATCTAAAATATTGTTGATCTCAAAAGCATCGAATGTTGAACCACCGAAAGTGTTCACGTATCCTTCAATACTCGTAACACCTTTACTGATCAATGAATCTATAGTTTCCTTAAATCTTTCAGCATTCGCTTGCCAGCTTCCGATATCACCTATAATCGATACTAAAGCAGAATCACCAGTTACTTCAGCTGTAATATTAAACAGCCTTTGTCCGGTGACTGCTTTTACAGCCGATGCCAATATTTGTATAGGGATTTCTCGTTTCATTGGGACAAAGGTTGTACTCATCTGAACCCTATGCCAAACCGACTACAGCCGTTCTGTGATTTCACCCCTTAATTCTGTGAATATTCACAGAACTACTGGAGTCAATTTCACTAAAAACCCTAACTAGATAGACCTTTGATCTATGAAAACTCGCAAAAAAACGGAATGGAGATTAGCCCATGATTATGTGGTTGACAAGGGCTACACCTTTGATATGGCTGCAAAAGCTGTTGGGGTTGATCCGAAAACCATCTCCAAGTGGGCAAACGATGACAACTGGGAAGATCAAGCCGCAGCAAAGGAAACTGAAGACAGAGAACTACTAAAAGACCTAAAGGCTGAGCTTCGTGAAATCCTAGACAAAAAGAAGTCTGGAGAATTGAAAGCTTCAGTGGCCTATGATGGAATTTCCAAAATTCAAAAGTCAATCGATGCGTTGCAAAAGCAGCGAGTAACACTAGGACAATACCTCTTTGTAATGGAAGATGTGTTTTTAAACATTCGTAAAGACATGCCTGAGCTCTTTGTTCAGCTGATTGATTTCCAAGTAATGCATGCCGGTAAAGTTTCGCAACAATATAAGTAGATGAAGGCAGACGATAAAAGAGCATATCAAGAGTATATGGCCAAACTCGAACATCTGAGGTCTGGCAATAATATTAATCCATTTGAGAAAAAGGAAGAACAGACTGAGCGTATTGAGAGAGCTAAAAAGGATTATAAATACTTCGTAGAAACTTATTTAAGTTCTGATATCGCTACAGCTGAAACACCATATTTTCACGTTCGTGCTGCTAAGAGAGTTTTGAAAGATCAAAACCTAAGAGGTCTTATCCGTTGGGGACGTTCATTAGCTAAATCAGTTGTATTCAATATCAATGCTAGGTTATGGCTCTACATTAATGGCATACCTGTTTACTTTGTATTGGTAGGCCAATCAGAAGATAAAGCCAAACAATTATTACACGATATCCAAGTTCAGTTTGAAGGAAATCAATTATTAATACATGATTTTGGTGAACAAAAGGTAGTTGGAAATTGGGAAAAGGGATTCTTTCAAACAAAGTCTGGATTCATAGGTCAGGCATTAGGTGCAGGTCAATCTGTAAGAGGTCTAAGAGTTGGAGGGAGAAGACCAACGGATATTAATGTTGATGATTTAGATGATCGATTTACAATCAAAAACCCAAAGCGTCAAATAGAATTAGCTACTTGGATAGAAAGCGCATTAATCCCTACTATGGATATTGGTAGAAGATCATTTTCTATGACAAACAACTATTTTGCACCATTAACAGTTCAAGAAATATTACGACAAAGGCATCCCAACTGGTGGTTAGATCAAGTCAACGCTTACGATCCTGTAACATTTGAACCAGCTTGGAAAGAAAAGTACAATAAAAAGTACTATCGTGATATCCATAATGACGGTTCCCTTTCTGCAATGGCTGAGTATAATAACGATCCTCACATCGAAGGAACCATCTTTACAGATGATCAAATTCAGTTTGCTGATATACCTCGATTAGATTCTTTTGAAGTGATTACAGGTGTATGGGATGTTGCTTATTCAGGATCCACAACTTCAGATTACAATGCTGTGCGATTAATGGGGTTGAGAAAAGGCCACTATTGGCACATCAAGACTTTTTGCCGACAAACAAAAATGGCCAATCCAATCAAATGGATGTATGAAATGGAGGATTTGTTGAATAAAACCAACACATCTAAAGAGCTAAAGAAAAAGATTGTGATCCATTGGCGGTTCGAGTCTCAATTTTGGAATGAGGCACTTAAACAAGTCATAGAGCAAGTGGCCAAAGAAAAAGGCAGACGATTGAATCTAGTTAGATCTGAACGCCCAACCACCAAAAAGTACGATCGCATCATTTGCCTCCAGCCGTATTATCAAAATGGATTGATCTATTATTCAGCTGAAGAAAAAGGAAGCAATGACATGCAAGTGGCCATCGCGCAATTGAAAGGAATAGAACCTGGTTACAAATCTCATGATGATGGTCCAGATTCTGAAGCTATGGGAATAGAATACCTGAGCCGATTCCGACAAAAAGAAAGAAGTAAGCCTGTAGTTGGCAAACCACCACGCCCAAAATCATTGTACTAATGCAATATGTATTTATAAATAATTACGATCTGCAAACACAGCTGCGCAGAAATCACATGAACGATCTGATTGATGGTAATGAATTATACATTCGCAAATCAGAGCGTTTTGCATTGTCTAAAATTAGAACCAATCTTAGCCAACGCTACGAAATGGATGCCCATTTAGTTGCACCTGGCAAACCTTGGAAAGTTGATCAAGCTTATTCAGAAGGCGATACTGTGTACTTCGAATACATTGAAAAGCAGATCAAAAAAGGAGAGCATTTTATCGCAATAAATGCAAACACCGGAAAGGATCCTTTTGCCAATCCCAACGATTGGGAATTGGACGATATCCGAAATGAGGAGATTGTAAAATATGCAGTTGATATCACCCTACATCGATTATTCGATCGATTCACGGCTATGGCAATTCCTGAAGACATTACTACGGCTTATGAAGAGGCTATAGAATGGCTCACCGATGTTAAGCTTGGAAACTTGCACCCTGCGCTTACATTAAGAGAAAAAGGGAGCTCATCCCTAAAACATGGCGGCAAGTCGCCAAATACAAACTGGTTTATTTAAAAACTAGCAGTCAAACACAACACCTAAACCCTGTTTAAAACCCGTTTAAAATCAATTTTAAGCCCTCCACAATGAAAAAAGGTAACATTATACAAAAAGTACTTTCTTACGTCCCTGACCAATTTATTAGAATAGAAGCATTCAATAGGAATAAAAAGGGAAATAGAGCCACTACAGGGATAATTCCGGAAGCCAATAAAATCCGTGACATTGAATTGGAACAATGGAAGAGAGCCATTACAGCTGCTACCAATCCAGAGAATCCAAACAGAGCGCCTTACTATGATGTTTGTGATAAAATCAAGATTGATTCACACTTGAATTCTATTTGTGAAACTAGAATACAAAGAGGAGTTAGATCTAAGTTTAGAGTGGTGGACGAAAAAGGCGATACCAATGAGGAGTTGACTGCATTATTAACACGGGTTTGGTTTGAAGACTGGATCAAGTACTGCATTCAATCTGTTTTTGATGGCGATACCTTAATCGAATTGTGGGACTTGGAAGAAGACACAGGTGAATTGGAACGCATTCACAAAGTGCCAGAGCGTCATGTGCTCTGGCACAAACAGCAAATTGCCAAAAAGGTGGGCGATGAAAAAGGCGAGTCTTATGTGGAGAATGGAATGGATACCTATTACATTCAGATCGGTAACGGAAGGGATTTAGGATTAAACAAAATCCTTGCTCCTCCAGCTATTGAAGTGCTGTTTATCAAAGGCGCTGCTATGCTCTTTATTGATAAATACGGAGTGCCTTATCGATGGGCAAAAACCGACTCTACAGACGAGGAAAGAATCTCAGAACTAGGAGAAGCCCTTCAATTAATGGGACCAGCAGGATGGGCGATTCTCCGTGATGATGAAACGATTGAACACTTAGAAATAGAATCAGGATCCTACGAGGTTTTTGAATTAGCCATCAAACGTAAGTACTCAGACATGAGTAAGGTAGTACTTGGTCAAGACTCTACTTCATCTTCATCTGATTCACAAGGCAATTATGGATCATTGAAAGTGTTGCAGGAAATTGCTGAAGACAGGCATCTTTCTGACAAAGCTCGAGTACTGCATTTAACGAATAAGCAATTGTTGCCAAGATTGGTATTGTTAAGTCCGGTGTACGCTCAATTTGCCAACCACAAAGTGGAATGGGATGAAACGGAGGAGCTCAGCATCATGCAATACATTGAAGCAGCATCTAAATTAGGAGTAGATTGGGAATTAGATCCGGTTGAGATTACACAAAAAACTGGATTTACAATTCTAGGCCGTAGACAATCATCTAATGAAGATGAATATCTGGGAAAGTAAAAGCCGGAGTTTTTAAAACGTCCGTAAAGATTTCGGCAAAATACAGGGCTAACGTAATGGCAGAGCTTCCTGATGAAGCAAATAAGCTTACCCAATTGGTATTAAATATTATTGATCGAATCAATGCCAATCCTCAATCTGCTCAATTGATGGATGCAGATCTAACGATTGCTTATCAACAGATATTTCAAAAGGGAGTACTGAAGGAATCCACTTGGGATACTTCTTATTTAAAAGACATCAATTACGAATCAAAGGACAATGAGCTTAGACACTTATTAACCAATAACGTTGCTGAGTTTTCAGCAGCAAAAGGCAACGCTGTAATCAGTGAGTTTGTAGCATTATACAAGGAGAGTGGCGCAAACATAAAGTTTTCAGACTTCAAAAGGCAAGCATTAGAAATAAACGAAGTGGCCAATGTGGTGCATTTGCGTACTGAATTTAACGATGCAGTTGGTTCAGGACAAATGGCAGCACAGTACGCTAGATACGATCGTGAGAAGGACGTAATGCCTTATTTAACATATAATACGGTAGGCGATGACAGAGTGCGAGATCGGCATGCTGATCTGAATGGAATCACTTTGCCAATTGATCATCCATTTTGGGATCAGAACATGCCAATAAATGGCCACAACTGTAGATGTGATGTATCACAATCGAATGATCCAAATAAAGTAACGCCTGACTCAGCTGCTGAAGCTGCAACCAATAGAGCAAAGATTCCAATGAAGTTCCAAAACAACAGCGGAAAAACTGGAGTAGCATTTACCAAAGAATACAGCCATTTGAAGGATGTTGATGTAGACACTTTAAAGCGTGAAGACTATGCCGGATTAAAATCGATTGATGAAATTTACAAAAAGAGTAATCAAACGAAATTAGGAAAGTCAGTGGCTTTTAATACATCTTGGAACGCCCTGAAGAAAACGAGAGGCCACAAAACACTAGATGCATTAGTGCTGAAGGATAGAAATGCCAACCTGATGTTGGTACCGAAAAAAGCAACCGGCAATTCTCAATTTGTGCACCAATTAGAAAGTACGCTATCCAAGCCCAACGAGATTTGGGTAAAGGGTAATAAAGTGAGTCACATCAAGTATTTTGATAAAGGGATCCTGATCATTCAGAGTGATCGAAAAGCCAAGGCGAGCAAGTTTATCCGACTAGATGCTGGCGATACTTCAGCTGACGCTTACAGAGCTGGAGCAATTTTGTATAAGCGATGAGCAGGGATATAGAATACATACCATTCAACAGGCTTTTTGAAGGCTTCAGGAAGTATCACCGTGATATGCCCCGATTGGTTGCAGCTTCAGGTGTGAAGTTCTTTAAAAAGAGTTTCCAACACCAAGGATGGGTGTATGATGGAAACATACACCGATGGAAAAAGCGAAACAGCAACGCCAAGCGAAACAAAGGCCGTTCATTATTGATCGACACCGGAAGATTGAGAAGATCTATCAGAACCATTCAAATAACAGATCAGTTGATTGAAGTAGGTACCGAGTTGGATTACGCTCAAATCCATAACGAGGGTGGGAGTATTAACAAAACAGTGAAGGTGCCAGGCTTCACACGAAAAGGACATAAAGTAAAGGCGCACAAGCGAAAGCAAAACGGCAAAACGATTAAGGTACCAAGTCAGCAGCGTGCAGCTAGTAAAGTAAAGTCGCACTCAAGAAAACTGAATATAGATATAGACAAAAGGCAATTCATTGGAGAATCACCGGACGTGATAAAATCAGCAGAAAGAGATCTATTTAGACACATCGATAAAATATTGAATTCATTATGATACCACAGCAAGAAGAATTAGACATCATTACCAAGTGCTATTTAGAACTTTCTAAGAAATTAATGAAAGATGTAAAGGGCTTAAAATGGGCAGACATTTGGGCGGATCAGCTTTTCGGAACCGAGGGTAAATTCCCTTTTTCTTTTCCTGCAGTATTTTTTGAGTTCCAAATTACCAGCATAGAAACCAAAGCTGGAGGGTTTCAAGAGATAGAAATGAATATAATGGTAAGGCTCTGTTTAGATAGCTATGGAGAAAGCCATGCCGGTAGTTACAATCAAACATCAGCTTTGGCGTACGGAAGGTATTTAAACGCCATTTACATGGCACTTCAAGGGTATTCAAGCAGTTTGTTTATTTCCAAACTAGATCGTAAAACCCACGGGCGGCAAACCTCAGTACCGTATGTGTATCACTACGCTCAAGGTTTCGAAACAAGGGTAATAGATGCAGCTGCTGTAACGGATACTTTGTTAGAGGTAGAAAATGGTATAGACTTCTCAGTAGAGCATGATCCGACTTTAAACCAAGAAGCGCTGCTCAATGAGCAACGCTTCGATGTGGATTAGTAAGTCATTGCGAGGTACGACGCAATCTGTTAGTTATTGACTTATCATTGATTTAATAGATTTATCAGGGATTATTAATTCTCTTAAATTAGTAGGAACAAATCCCTCTAGATTCATATTAATAACTATTTCATGCACTCCATGATTTTGTCTAAAAACATAACCATCGGTTTGTTTCCTAACACAATACCAATTGGTATCTAATTCGTTTCTATATTCATATGGCTTAACAACAATCTCTTTACTACCAATTGAAAAAAATCGATCTTTTAAATTGATTGCTGAATCTATTTCTTCTCTAGAAGTCGCCTTCATATCAGACTTATAATCACTATGCTTAATTTCTTTCATCTCTCTTTACAATTTTAACAACAGGAACATCACTAGATCTATCGAATACCCAATCTTCAATATTAATTGGCGTTACATCGATAGGATCTAACATTACATCCATTTCAAAATTAGAGTTTCCTTTAAAAAAGGTTCTTGCATAACTATTTAATGGATACCATATTCCATTGTAATATCCAATCGCTAAAGGCATATCGTAATCAGGCGCATGCGGATTAGGGACTTTTATCTTACAGATCAATAATCGTTTACTAGAGGTATCGCTGAAAGTTTGGATATTGCTTTCAGGAAACTTCTTAATCTCTAATTCATAGGGAACTATTTTGTAATTATTCCAAAGCATTTCCTTGAGCTTTGTTTCGCCTTCAGAATAAGTACGACCGCATCCGGTTATCATTATTAACAATAGAAATACCCCCAAAAGCTTCATTAATTTACTCCTCCAGCTCGTTCCGGTTTCATTTTTTATGAAGCATCCAAAACGCTCCATTTGCTCATCAGTGAATAGATCACCTTTCTCATGATCGTTGGTAACGTCCTTGAAATCGTTAGGGTAGTTAGTCATAATAGAATTAATTTCTAATGGGTGAACGCCCCATCTGGCGGCAACTTGTTTTTTGGTGTTCTGCATTTTATAAAGTTTAAATAGACCTAGCCCCTAGTGCAGAACACCTCAGTGTAATGCCGCTCCAAACGGCAAGGCTAGGCTATGTTAATACTTTTGTTCGAGATGTTCTGCACAGTAAAAGTAGCAAAAAAAGAGATTCAACCCCATCCATTGATTATATTCTCAACCGATCGGGCTGTAAAGCCGTATTTAAATCCGGCCATCGCTAGGCAATAACTATAGTCGTGAATTCTGTAGGGTTTCCCAAATACTACCCTGCGCTTAGAATGCAGCTTTTCAAACTCAGCTTTCACCAATTCATGCCGAATTAAAGTAGTATCTCGTATGGCTTCTCGCTGATTGCTCATGTAGGTAGTTGGATTCAACAAATATAACAACTTCAAAAATTTGTTTTTGGGGAGTTTAGAAAAAAATTACGCATAAAAAAAGGCCGCAATTTGCGGCCTTTTTCATTGGTTAAAACTCTGTTATTTGGGTTTCTTATATATCTTAGATCTAGCCCATAGATACAGCAGTAAACAAACTATTACTATTGCTGCGCTTCCTATTTTTTCAAGTATTTCTATGGTTGTCATATTGCTAATTTAATGATTTTGTAAAAATTCACAACAGCCGCTAAATAACATGGCCTAAAGGCACACGTTCCTTAGCTTAGTGTTGTGGGGAATTAATCAAACTCATATCCACATTTTATAGAAATCCATTTTGCTGTCTTTTTACTACAATTGTGATAACTTTTTTGAATTGCCTTTATGTAATCAGAATCTAATGTTGGTTTATTCCGATCGACGGAAAAGGACCATTTCATTTCTCCAGTTTCTAACCTAACTTTAGTTAATTGATAGCTTTTCATATTGCTAATTTAATGATTTTTCTACCTCGTTTTGCAGATGTACCAAAAGCCTTTCTCCATCTTCAATATTTTCATCCCATCCCTCTTGGTATTCTCCATTAAGCTCTTTTGTTGCTTCAAGTAGTGTGATTAGTATTTCAATTTGTTCTTGTAATTCCATTTTATTTATGATTTTAGTTAGTTAATCCTTCCAAGGTTTATTATTAAAAAATTTTAACCGGCAATGCTCTGTATCCTTCAAACGCTTCAACTAGATAATCTAAGTGAATAAATAACATAACACCATGTTTTATTGGTATTACCATTATATCAATTCCACTCTGATCAACAGCATACTGCAATATTGAATTAGGGTTATAATCACAGTCTATATTGATTATTGAATGTGTTGGATGTAATTCATTAAATCTAATAATCGATTCAATTAAAGCTTCATGGAACTTATCTATTGTTTCAGAAGTTAATACTTCTTTTGCCTTCTCTGAAGCTTTACACATTAAAGCATTAAAGGCAGTGCTAGTTCTATCTGAAGCTCCATTATCTTGATTCAACGACTTTCGTATCACTTTAACCCACCAGTCAGCAATAGCTTTAGCGGCGTTATTTATATTCTTATTATCCATTTTGTTTATGATTTTAGTTAGTTAATCCATCCAAGGTTTCTTTCTCAAATAAGTATCCGGATACTTTACACCAACACCACTAGGTATAGATGCAAAGTAATTATGAATGTAATAGTGAGCTGTATTACGCTCCTTTTGAGTCATTTTATTCCACAGTTTCTCAGCAGGTATTTTGTTCTTTTTCGGGCCACCCAAAGAGGCGTATTTTTGGTAGAATCGTTCAAAATCTACATCATCCCTAACTTTAATTAAGCTGCCATCTTTACGAGTTCCCCAATAAGATTGTATGTATGATTCCTGCAGCGGAATATTCTCAATAAACCGCTGCGTAAACATGTGATCTAACTCTGTGTTGATATCAAACCCGATCAACAAGCCCCTATGATTGAACCGAAACTCTACATTGCCGCCATTGAGCTTTTTGTGTGTGTAAACGTATTTTTTCATAGATCTATCTTTTTCGATTAAGCTTTCTGCGTTGTTTCCTAGTTAAAATACTCAGGGTTTTAGAGTTATTTTTATTAGGATTGGTAATAGTTATTCCAGGTTCTTCGAATTGGTTTTCTTGAATAAAATCAGCCATACTATACTCTATTTTATCTAAATCATATTGGGCTAATTGCGCTCTTAAATCGTTACTTGATTGCATTATTGTTTCTATTTTTAAGTGTTTCAAAATCCTTTGTAGACATGTACATCTTATTATTATACATAAATATTCTAGTAACTTTTTCAAATCTGAAATACTTACTATTGCTTCTCCATTTTTTTCGTATTCTAACCTTTTTGCTCTTTGGAAATTTATATTGTCGAAGCTCTGTATAGACACAAGCATTATCGTTTACAAACACTTCAATGTCTCGAAATCTTGGTAATGGAGCTGCTTTTAGCTTATCTCTAATTGCAATCAAATCCGCTACAGTTAATTGCTTTCTTATTGATGTATTTGGCTCTGTATTCATATCTTCAATTATTAATAATAGCAGCAGCTTCCTTCACACCGGCTTTAAATTCTTCAAGTGTGGTAGCATTCTCATAAGGTTGTACCACTCGCTCCAATTTCATGGAGCACATTCTATTTACTTTTTCACGGGCATAGCGTGCGCATTTTGCCTTTACAGTGGTTTTTATAATGTGCCCAAAAACGGTTAATTCTACGTTGTAGTCGTTCATACTAAGTATCTGTTTTTATTTAAAATATGCTTTTACAATCAATAGGGTTTTATCAATTTTTTGATGCTTAATTTTCAAAAGTTCTTGATCACCTTTTTCGACGTATACATCAAGATATTTACCATTAATAAAATAAGCTCCAAGCTTAACATTGCCAATAATAATTTCGTTAACGCCTTGTTTTGCTTTCAGTTTTCTTGTTTTTAAAGCAAATAACCATAACGCATCTAATAATTTTGCCCACTCATTCAATAAGCCTAATTCAATATCCATTTCCTTAGCCTCTTTTGCTGTAAATTCTCCCATATCTCTTATATTTTACTACCCAATTCACCACCCAATTGCTCCAGGAGCAATTGATAAAAATGATCAACCTCAAAAGTGCGCTGTTGGCACAATCTATTCAGCGCAGCTGCTTGGTGGTGAAAAAGGTTTAATTTAATTGTTTTAGCTCTGTTATTCACTCTGTCTGCAAGTATGTTGTACAACTCAGCTTCTATACTTAGTTGTATCCTTTCTTCAGGTACATTTTTAAGCTCATCTAATCGCTGAGCAATTAGCATCACCAATACATCAGCAGTAGCACCTTTAAGCACCACTTCATACTTTTGCTGGCGGTATTTCTGTATCAAAAAACTCATCTTAATGCTATTTTTACGTGATCTTTCAATTCATTAGGCACTCCGTACACAGTCACCAGTTTATGGTCGTCAAATAGGTACATGAACTCACCGTAGACAATAAAGTCCTTCACCACATCCATCATCGATTGTTTTTCGATCACATAATTGGCTAATGCACCCTTCATATTATTGATGCAAACACCCTTTTCACGGGCTATTTCAACCGTTCTTTTAAATGGTTTGGCAGTTAGCCCCATGCGCTCTTTGCCTCTAGACTTAGCGTGCCTAGTTATAAATACTGGAGTTATCATAAGCTCTTTCTATACATTATTTTTACTTGAGTCACTGTTTTTTGCAGCTCATCCTTGGTCAACTTGTTCAGCTTTTTGCCAAACTTGCCGTACTTCACCATCCATTTGTCTATTCGTTCATAGTCCAACTGATCAGGAGCTGCATACCATTGTAAATTGTGGAAATAGTGCAGTATAGTTCTCCGCATATCATTCCTTCCATCATTTACATCTTTGCTCAGTTTATTGATCAAATTAAAGGCTTCCTTAAATGTCAAATCCTTGCTACTAGAGCCTTTTCCATTACTAGCTACGTATAGCATTTCGTCCTTGGTATCGCCTTCTATATTCAGCTCCTTATAAAGCATGTGGAGCGTTCCCAATTGGGAGTTTAGTACTGGTTTCATAGGCTAATTTTTAATTACGTTACGTGGCATATACATTTTCATCATTCTACTTTGAAAAGAAAGAGCCTTTTCATTGGAATCGAATACATAAGGAATTAGATCTCCATTACAATATTCTACAACTACTTTAGCTTTTAAATACACTTTACGACCTTTTAAAAAAGACTCATGTTTGTATAAGTATATGTAGTCTAATTCAGTTCCTAAGTGCATATCATCAGCAAATGAGATGTAGTATCGAAAATAAAAACCTTCCTCTTTTATCACTTTTTTAAAGAACAAATAGTCCCTTTCTACTTTATTAGACCACATAATTCTACGGTTCAATTTCTCAGGAAAGAAGCTAATTCTTACAATCAAATCATTGTTGTAATAATGATTTTCAATTCTCTTAATAATAGTTTCCATACTAGTTATATAAAAAGATGAAACGCTTAATAAACTGAGTGTAAAGAGCCCCTTCAGATTCTTCCTTAAAGTGATTATTATTGATGATGGTTTCGTATTCTATGCACATCACTAGCTTATCTGTTGGCTTAATTCCTGCCATCAGCGTGTAGTCTAAATTGTACTTCTTAAAAATCACTCGCATCAATTTTTCTTCAAGTAATTTATAGCCAGTTAGCACATGTTTTATAGTACCTGGCATATCGCCCAAAAATGCTTCAGACGCATCGTGCAAAAGCCCCATTAATGCCATTCCTTTATCTTGAGTAATCTCCCAAATCCGATCAGATACCATTATGCTGTGGCTGGCTACTGAATAGAAGTTTTTGCTCTGTCCGGCAAATCGTGCAGTACGTGCCAATCCTATGGCAATGGCCTCAATAGTTATTTGTTCCGGTTGTGGATCCAAAAAGTTTAAATATTGCCCTGTGTAGGTACGGATCAGTCCTTCTTGATCCAATTCTTCTAGTGTCGATTTTTTCATGTTATTATTTTTGTTTAAATAGTTCTAATTGTTGGCTTTCTATGGCTTTTAATCGCTCTAGGCTGCGTTTTACAGCTTTCAGCTTCGAATACCTATCGTTTGCCTGAAGGGTCGTTAGCTTGCCTATTTTTATTTGCGTTGGATAAAAGAATTTCCGTTGTCTCAATTCCCGATCAACCTCCCTTAACTGTGCATCTAAATCATGCTCTATTTTTGCCATAGCTCATTCCATTTGTTACCTAAAAAGCCCCACAGCGGAAGGCTGTGAGGCGGTTGGTTTATTTTTGTCGTTTAGATAGCTCAACGAGGATCCAGCCAATTAAATAAATTATCAAAGCCAATATCGCTACGGCAAATCCTCCCCAAAATGGAAGTGTTACCCACCACCAACTCCAGTCGATGTATCCGGTTAATTTTAAGATGACAAACGCAACTCATAATAAGCCAACTACGCCAATCCCTGTACTACTATTTGAACTACTGTTACTCATAATTTCTATTTATTAATGGTTTTTATTTACTTACATTTTCGTTGTAGATAGAGAAGTGTAGAATGCCAAAGCAGCCATAACACTCACTTTTTTCATCTGATAACATCTTATGAAAATCCAAAGGCTTACATCTTGAAAACTCTTTGTTTAATTCAGATACCTTAATCTCTATTTCCTTTATAAACCAAGCTTTAGAGATTGAATTATCGAATATCACTTGATTCTTACTCCACATAAACTTTTGAAAAGCCTCCTGAAGCTTATTTTTTGCCGTCCATTGATTGCCGGTGATTACTAAAAATGATCTTGCCATAATTTCTATTTGTTAATGATTACTACCACCAAAGCCCCACAGCGTAGTTCTGTGAGGCGGTTGGGGTTTGGGTTGTTTTACATATTCGAAAACTGGAGGCTGATGTTCTCCCATTTGTTATCTGATTCTTTTTGATACATTCTTACATAGGTGCCAGTGCCGCCTATTCTCCATGCATCTGATATAATTTTCAATCCTTTATCAAATCGCTCGTCTTTGATATCATCACTCATGGCTTTCAGCTTAATCACCATCTTTGGATCATAATCTCCTTTTCCATTTCTACTCAAAAGAATCTGCATAGCTCTATACATCGCCTTATTCCTGTTGGCGTACTTTTCTTCCATCACCTCATGGATCATGTCTATACCGACCAATGCAGAATCATCAAGTACAATTTTGTCCTGATAAGCCACTTCTAGTTTTTTCTGACCATCTTCACTGATCAAACTGATGTTCTTTTGCTCTTTAGGCTCACGATCATAAACTCTATACATCCGCTCATTCAAGCTTAGTCCTTCCTTAAGACAGATTTCTTTTAAGGCTACCAACGCTTTAGCTGATTCCAAGAATGTATTAAGTGTGCTTCTTAGAAAAGCATCCTTATCATCCTCATAGGCTTTTACTTTGGCCTCTTGTTCAACTTTTTCTAATGTTTCTAATTCTTGAAGGTGTTGCTTCAATTCTGCTTTAGTGTATTCACTAATCGGTTTCTTTTCTGTCGTTTCCATAATTTAATTGGTATTTAAATGGTTATTAATCTTAATTTTTGATCATAAATTGAAAGCAAAGCTGATTTGCTAAATGGTTAAATTCAAGTAGATTCAATTTATTGCCAGTAATCTCATTATAGAATGAAGAGGGTACATAATTAGCCAGTGCATGCATAAAGAGTGTTAGATTATTATCTTGCCGAATCTCTAATAAAAATTCTGCATCATCTTCTTCCAGTACTCCCTGTATTGCTCCCAATATTCTCATTTGGTACTGCAATACTTTTTGATCTTTTTTGCTTAGGTCTTTTTGTGACTTTGCCATAATTTAAATGGTGTTTAAATGGTTATTAATTGCTATTTAATAGGCTCAATTGTTCGCCTGTCTTTACTTTTTTTGGTATCACTCTATAAGGTTCAGTTGCACCAAAACGGCTTTCGCATTCTGCCAGTCCTTTGTCTACAGTACACTTAATGTCTACCATGTATCGGATGCTTTTAGCGTATTCTCCTTTCGGTTCTCCCGATTTTTCCCAGCTAATAATGATGAATGCTCTAGTTGGGAATAGTTTGATCAATAACTTGTATTGAGCTTCGGTTAAGTTGAAATACTGAAGGCTATCGATGAATATGAATCGAGGGTGTGTACGCTTTATTTTCTCAACAAAATCATCGAAGGTGTCACGGTTTCCGATCATCATTTTACCAGCAGGAATTTCATTTAATCCCAACCTGATAGCCGCTTTCTTTAATGCGCTAGATTTTCCTTGCTCGCTGCTGTTGTAATACACCTTGCCAAAATTGCAAGCCAAGTATTTTGCTAAGATTAATCCAAGCGTGGTTTTGCCCGATCCGCTCGGTCCCCAAATTAGCATCCTGAAGTTCTGCTCAGGTATGCCAATAATCCGCTCCCACTTTTCATTTACTGCGTATTCTTTAAATTCAGTATCAATCAACTGATGAATACTAATGGAAGGCTTTAATGATCGCTTTTTGGGCGATTCTGAAGATGCTGTCATACTATTAGTTTTACTTGTTTTTATGTGCGTCTATAAATGTTTGTAATGCCTTTAGCTCAGTAATTACCGATTCGAATGGAGCCATCATTCGGGTTATGTCATCATAATTAGAGGTATTAGTCACCTCAATTAATCCGCTGCCAGTTTCCTTTACACCGGAGATGATCAATCGCACATTTTTGCGCAATTGCTCCAGTTTATCGGTAGTGGTTATAAGATTCATGATAAAGCTATTTTTTGCCCTTCCTGAATCCCTTCAGCTGAGCCGTTAATTGGCTTTCCGGAGTCTAAGTTTTTAAGCTTGTATTCAAACAACTCAAGTTGTCCTCTATAATGATTCAAATCCCGTCTAAGGATTTCAAATTCATCACTACTGAAGCTCTTATAAAAGAGTGGCTCTATCTGACTTACTTTAGATCGGTAGTAGATCAGTTTCAGTGTGCATTTGTCGTGCAATTCATTCACTAAAAAGGCACTTACAGGGTAATTCTGTAAGTCGTTTATTTTGGATTCGGTATAACCCAATCGAAGGCATACCTGAATGAGATCACACTTACCATGATCAAATAACAGCTTCAACAATTCTCGCTTATGTGCAGCAGCTTTAATGCCTCTGGCACGCTTAAAATCTTTCAAGTCGGTGTTATAATGACTTAGATAATTGGTTACTAATAAATCAAGCATTTGTACCTCCCATTTCACTTTTAGCCATTTTCAATACTTCAGTAGTTGGATAAAGCCTATCCGGATTAATGCGGTGCATGGCTCTAAAGTGCTGTTGTAGCTCCTCCAGAGTTTGTCTAGGCTTCATTTTCTTAATAACTCTACGTCGGTAGGTTCTAAGGCAGTACTTATGAATAAATAACCAGTTTCGGGTTTGAAACCCCTTCATGTACCATCCCTGAAATGCATCAGAACATAGTAACATGGTCATAAATCTCACATCGTCCATACAAAAGGCAGCCACATAGTTCTGTAGGCTTTCCATCTGGAAAGAGATGTATTCAGCAGGACTCATTCCGAATAATTCGCAAATGGTCTCATCGTTGGCTTTAGCGTCTATATACATTAGGCTGCGTTTTTTTGGTTCTTTTCGTGGATTGCTTCTATCTTTCTTTTTACTCTTCTGAAATCGTTGTTACAGTCGTTATAAATCTCATGGATGGTTTCAGTTTCTTCTATTCCATTGGCTCTAGCTACACTATTCACATCCGATTTGCTGATTGCCTTAAGCGTAATCCATCGCTGACCTATTCGACTCCATATTTCTTGATAGCCTCTTTTGTCCTTTTCTACACCTACACGCATGTTCTTTATGATGTAAGGAGATCCGCTCAGAATGAAGCCGCATTTGCCGTCTAATTCGTTGTATAAGTCAATGAAGTACAGAAATGCTCCTTCTTTTAATTTATCGATCTCATCAAGGATAAATAAGGCGTTATCTCTGCGCTTTATTTCGCTGATCACTATCTCAGCAAGCTCATGAACTTTAAATCCTGAAAATTCAAGGCCAAGGCATTGTGCCATTTTCTGTAAAAACACTTTGTGTGTCCACTGAAAACTACATCTCAAGTAATAAGTGTTTTTGTTATTTGCAGCGTAGTATTCCAAGCCTTCTGTTTTCCCAAGTCCGGCACGATCTGCCATTCCAAAACTGATCTTTCTGTTTTGAGCAATTTTGCAAAGCTCTATCACATCAGACAGATTACTTGTTAGTGCAGTATTCCATTTGTTGAATAAAAAACCAACCCCGTAAGCAATTTTGCGAAACATTTCATCGCTAATGCTCTCATATTGTCTGCTGAATACCTTACTAATGGTAGCAGCGTTAATTCCTAGCTTCTTTGCTAGTTTGTTCATAGACAAACCAGTTTTCTCCTGATAGTTCTCAGCAGCATCTTTGATTTCGTCCTTTAAATAAGTCTCCATAAATTTGTGTTTAAGTGGTTATTAATAATTTATTATTAGTAGCAGGTCGGTTGTTGTAGCAACCGGCCATTTTTATTTACTTTTTTAGTCCAGTTTGTCACACTGAGCGAAGCCGAAGTGTCACATTCTATCAGTTATATCAGCATCTTCAGGCACTGCCTTTGTTATTCTATTTCTCCAGTTATTCCACTTCTCATCCTCATCATATCCTACTGAAGCAGCCTTTTCTTTTAATTTCTCAATCAATTCATCCTCACCAGCCATTTGTCCGTTAATCCATTGCTTTTCGCCTTCCTTCAACCATCTCGCTGATCGGTTTACTTTGCGTTTTGGTTCAGCTGTAGCTACTAATCGCATATCGCCATCTGGTAGCGGCTCGTATAGCTCCACATCAGGATACTCTCTATCCGGATCATACTTCACATAGAATTTTTTCTTCAGGTTTTTCATTCTAAAATCGTAGTCCACATCACCTTCAGGTGTGTACACTTCAAACCACTGATCATGGCCGTTGAATGTCATTTCAATACCTTCTTTTTGGTATTTTTTCGGACCAGCTATATCCCAGAATAACTCGGAGTATTCTTCAAGTCCTAATGATGAGGCTTCAGGATCTTTACACTCGTTATAAACCGATGCATGAGATTTTCCTTTATATTCAGGATGATTCATGTTGTTCCATTCATTGATTAATACCTCAATCAATTGGATCAATTCATCATAAGTTGGCAATTCTTCAAAATGTCTATCTACTTCATCCTTATTAGGTGCATTTTGCTCATTGCTGTGAGTATGCCTTCCGAATCCAGTCCAAAAAGGTAGATCAGCTAATACCATCCGTTGAAACCTTCCAAATGCAGATTCAATTGGCTTCGAAGCCGATCTATAAGCACGAGTAGGAAAGTGAACATGAGTTAGTTTCTCGTAAAAATTCTTTGATTCTGTCTTTTTGTGACCACCTTGATTATCATATAAAGATTGGTAAGGGGCAAACCATCCATTTTCTCTTAAAGCCATTCTATTGGCCTCTAGTTGCATTTCGTAGTTCTCTTTGTTGAGACCGTTTTTCATTGAGTAGCCAATCATTTTGTAACTCAATGCATCCATCACTACATATACAGTAGCAATACCTTTTTTACTCGCTAGTTTCTTGCCTTTAGCATCCACTCGGTTGTAATCTTGAAAGTATAAGTCAACCTTGGTACCATCACCAACCCAAAGATCATCAGCGTAAATGGCTCTCGTAATATTGAACTGCTGTCCGTATCGATTCAGGTAAGCTTTCTTACCTAATCTAGCAAAGTCAATTGTTTGCTTCACTTCGGGCTTTGTCATTCTATGAATGAAGGCTTCAGCTGTTATGTCAGTCGGCCATCCCATCTTTTCAGCATAACTCAAGTATTTGCGTTCAAATACCTGATCCGCACTTATACGAGTACTGCACATTTCTTTGATAAACCAGTTCTCCACTTCCGGAGCAATCTTCTCACTATTATTATTGTTGTAACGGCCTAATGGAATCACAGCCTTAAAGCCTTCCTTCTTAAATTCCTTCTCCTTTGCCTTCAATTTCGCATAGGTGCCAGGAAGGGCTATATTTTTATTCTTTATATGATCAATGATGACATCATAAAAGTCTGCTGTAGTTGCAAAGCCTAGATCCTTAATTTTTCGAGGTGATTGATCAGTTAGAAATCGAAGTACATTACAAGCTTTACTATATCTCGTTTTTTGAGCATTATCAAGCCCTTTTCCGTTCGGAGTTTTAAAGATGATCAGCTGAGCAAATGATCCGGTATCCGTACTAATCAAGCTCGTAATCCGTGAGCTCCAGTAATACTTATACACATCACCAAATCGCTCAATTATCTGCTCTTTGTATTTCTCCTGTAGTAATTCGAAGTTGAAAAGCTTAATTCTCCTATCCAATGGATCAGATACCTTTATTGGATCATTCCAACTAAGTATAGTTCTCCTAGAAAGATTCGAATCCAAGCAATCTTGAAATTCCATATACAATATGTTTTCAAGTAACTTCATTAAGCTTGCTTCAATGGTTTTGTAACTGGTATCATGTAATTCTTTTCAATTGAAAAGTCCTCACCATTACATTCTGCTAGATCAACTAAGTTTTGTTTTACTTGAACAAGTATCCTAGCACAGTTAATGATCTTTTTGCCTGTTTTACTTTGATGGTTGCGCTTTCCAGTAAAAATTTCACTCACATATAATGAGGTAGTACCTGCCATTTTAGCAATGGTTTTATTATCACCATGCTCAACACCTTTTATGGTAATATTTTGCACTTCAATTTTATTTCTCATATTTGCACAGTATTATTAAGGCAAATATAGCAATATATTGCAACTATTTAAAAATACTGTGCAAGATATTACAACAATTAAATTAAGTTGCTAAGAATTAAACAAATAAGAAACAAAAAAGGCTTAACCCTTGATGAATTAGCATCAAGGAGTGGCATTTCTAAGCGAATGATTTCGGGTTATGAAGCCGGAACAAGTGACATTACACTTAAAAAATTGCAAGATATTGCCACAGCTTTAGAGGTAGATTTAGACGAATTAGTTGATGGATTCAAAAGCGAAAAAACTGCACCTAATATTGCACCTAATGTTGCACCTAATCCAGTTTTAGTACATGAACCGGAAGTAAATTACCACACCAAGGTTCTACCTATCCAAGTAGATCAAGATAACAATGAGAGAATAGTATATGTACCAATATCAGCAAGGGCAGGTTATAAGGTAGGCTTCGCAGATCCTATTTACATAGAGAAGCTTCCAAGCTTCAATCTGCCTGGTCACACAAATGGCACATTCAGAGCCTTCCAAGTATCCGGCTTTTCAATGTATCCCACTTTCAATGATAATGATATAGCAATCGGTCAATACGTTGAGAGAGTAGAGCAAGTCTATAATAATAGGGTGTACTTAATAGTAAGTAAAGAAGAAGTGCTTCTGAAAAGAGTGCGGCTCTCCATATCTACAAAAGAGCTCATTTTACTATCAGATTCAGAAGAATTTGAGCCAATAACAGTGCCTTTTAAGGAAATAAAGGAGCTTTGGTGTGTCACTGACAAAATCACCAAGAACATGGCACCACCAAGCGAACTAGAGGCACGTGTCGCCAAATTAGAGCAGAAACTATCAAAGATTAAGAGGTAATTAAAAAGTAATTAAACACCAGTTAAATGCCATTTAAATTACTTTTGGTTTTTTGTAACTCTCATTGTCAAAAAGGTATCAATCTCAATGTTTACGCAACTCTTACGCAATTTTTGCGCATTTTTATATTTATCCTTTTGGTTTAATCCCCCTTAAAATGGACAAAATCTGACTAATTAAATTATTGTCAAATTCTTTTAAGTTGTATAGGTTTAAGATTGGCACTTTAAAATAAAGTTAAGAGTAATATTTTAATAA